ATGCCTGCCATTGCATCTCTCCTTACGCTGCGAGCAGTTCTTGGAGCTGCTCGGTTGTCTCTTGGAACTTGACGGGGGTCATTCGCTTCTGCGCCTTCTTCAACATCGACGGGAGGTCCTGGAGGACGATCTCGTCGGGGTTCTGGTTGAGCGCCTTGCACAGCCGGCCGATGGCTGCTGCTTGTCCGGGTGTCACCACGACGGACTCTTCTGCGGTGTCGTGCTCGGGGATCCAGTCCCAGTGGCGACGGGGGTTGTTGGCCAACACCCATTGCACCATGAGGAGCTTGTCTGCGGGGCTCGTGTAATAGACCCGCATGTAGAAGCCAAAGCCGGTCTCCTGGTTGGCCATGGCGAACACGCCCTTGTTGCGGGTGATGTCGGGGATCATGTGGGGGCCGAAGTTCTTCGATGCCACCGAGCCCATGGCGACACCGGATGCGCTCTGGTCCTTGAGCCGGCCCGCCATGGCGAGGTCCACGTTGATGGAGATGTTGCGGGGCAGGTCCTTGGCCGTGGCGTACTGGGTGGCGTTGACGGCGTAGATGCCCAGTGCCCGGCCCCGCTGGAATATCTTCGTCCAGTAGTCCATGGCCAGGTCCGGCCCGCCGTTCTTGGCCGCCGGCAGCTCCTGGGTCTCGTCTCCCACCACCACGATGGCCGGCAGGGCCGGTGTGGCCTCGGGCAGCCATTCCAGGCCCTGGGCCTTCATGAGCGCCGCCCGGCCCTCCATCTGGTCGTGGACGGCCCTCAGGCACTCCGTGGCGCCCTCGGGGGTGACCACGAGCCAGTCGATGCCGGGCTCCCACTTGGCATGGTGCAGGCCCCACTTGCAGTCGATGACGATGACGATGACCCGGTCGGCCGGCAGCAGGCACAGGTTCATCAGGATCGTGTCCAGCAAGACGCTCTTGCCCCAGCCGCTCTTGGCCATGATCGACCAACGGCTGATCATCGCCGTGATCTCCTGGCCCCACCGGTCACGGCCCAGGATGACGGGGAACGGCAACGCCACCCGAGCCCAACGCTCGTGGTAGAGCGGCAGGGGGATGTCCAGGCGCTTCCACAGCGGGTCGGTGCGCAGCAGGGTGATGGTGCCGTGGCCCGAGCGGATGTCGGTCTCGTCGTCAGGAGAGGCCTGCAGGCGCTCCAGGGTGGTCTGCACGTCGATGGCGGCGAAGTGCAGCTCCTGCTGCACCTTGGCGTGGCACAGGGCGGCGTAGAACGTCTTGGACTTCTCCAGGTGGCGGTTGAGGGTGGCCGCCAGGCGCTCGTCCTTGTCGCCGGGCTGGGCGGTGAGGTCGTCGATGCGGCCGAGGCTGGAGCCCTCCGACGCCGTCAGGTCGGCTTGAAGGCCGAAGACTTCGTCGTCGTGGTCACGGACCCAGTGCCAGTTGGTGGTGGAGGGGTAGTGCTCGAAGCCTCGGGGGTCGTCGTAGATGGTCTCGGTGAAGGTGGCCCAGGTGCGCTCCATGGCTGCCTGCAGCTCCTTGAAGAGGAAGGCGTCACGGAAGCCGCCAGAGGCCCCCAGGAAGCGCTGTATGCGCCTGACAGCCCGGAACAGCACCCACAGGGCCAGAGCGGCCAGGAGGGGCCGTAGCGTCTTGCTGGCAGCCCACAGAGCCAGGCCCACCATGAAGCCGGTCAGGCGCAGCAGGACCCACAGGAACTTGGAGTGGCCCGCCTTGCGGCTGGAGCCCCGGAACACGCCGGTGAGCTTGCGCCAGGTGCCGCTGAGGACCTTGACGATGAACCAGCCGGCGATGCCCAGGCCGATGAGCACGGCGATGAGGAAGCCCTCGATGCCCATCACTGCACCTCGAAGATGCGGCCGCCGTTGTGGACCCGGCAACGGCTGCGAGCAAAGGCCTGACGGCCGCTGCGCTTGGCGATGTGGTTGGCCTCACGAGGACCGCCCTGCACGCACAGGGTCCCGTCGGGGTTAACCACACCCTGTGCATGGCCCTGTGGACGGGCGGCGTCGGGGCGCTCCCAGTCCTTGCCCCAGATCTTGCGCTGCGCACGGTCCGACCGAGGTGCTGCCCGCCCGCCGACGGTGGCGCTGACCCGTTGGTGCGCAGCCGTCCAGGTGGTGCGCAGGAAGCTAGCCAGGATCAGCAGCACGGTGATGAGCAGCACGATGAAGATGAGCTTGAGGTGGCTCATCATCCAGAAGCCGACGTTCATGAACCGTTGCAGCACGTTGAACGGCAGGGTGAGGAAGTTGGCGAGGCCACTGGGCATGCCGTCGAGCACGGCCAGGGTGGTCTTGGCGCCGGCCTCCGACGCTGCCATGGTCGCCTGGGAGACGTGCACGGCAGCCTTCACAGCAGCGACAGGCGGCCCCAGGGTGGCGTTGTAGACGAAGTGCCCGATGTCCGCCGGGCTCGGGACGATGCTCACGACAACTGCTCCACGGTGACGGGGGTGGCCCACTGGGCCTCGGGGAAGAACCAGCCCTCCAGGAAGTAGAAGGGCAGGAACACTGCGGCCACGGCCCACTCCCAGGGCTTCACGCCTCGGCGGGTGTCCCGTGGGGTGTTGGAGATGTTGTGGATCTGGCGGTGGACGCTGCTGCCGGCGGCCTCCCACACGGCGAAGCACAAGAAGATCGACAGCGTGCGGCGGCGCTCGATGCGCATGGACTGGCGGTAGGTCCAGCAGTAGCGCACCACGGTGGAGGCGGGGATGTAGACCAGCGCCTTCCAGTTCTCCTTGCGCACACCGTCTGCAGCGTGCTGGTCCCAACGCCGGTCCTCGTTGACGGTCTGGCCGACGTAGAGCATCCAGCCGTGCTGGGTGCGCAGGTAGTAGATGCGCTCGACAGCGATGTGCGCCCAGGCCAGGACCCGCACGTCCTTGGAACAAGCGGCCTCGCAGGCGTATCGCTCCACGAGGTGTACGCCAGTTGCGAGAACCGAAACGACCATGAGCACAATGGCTACGTAGAAGATGGTCATGTCAGTCCTGGTTTGGGGTCCCAAAGTTGGTGTTGCGACGGTTGGCGACGTGGCGTGGCGCAGGCCGGCTGGAGCGGGGCACCTCGATGAAGGGCACGTCCTCGGGCTCGTCGTCGAGGTGCGGCGACCACGCCGGGGGCACGAACGGTGCGGCAGGCTTGAGGTGGAGGTTGCGGACCGGGTAGTGGCTGCCGTCGAACTCGAAGCCGACGGAGTACTGGCCAGCCTTGACCTTGGTGGCCTTGGCGATGCCGATGCCGTGGCCCTCGCCGGTGAGGCGACGGGGCCGACGGTTGCCGTTCATGTACAGCTCGATGAGGTAGTCATCGGTGAGGTTGAACGGCGGCTTCCGCTTGATGGCGTCGACCACCATGGACAGGAAGTAGTGGCCCGAGGTGGAGTCGTGGTAGCCCGCCGGGCCGATGTAGTCGAGCCGCACCGAGCGCAGCCACAGGCCCGTCAGGGCCTCCTTCTGGTCGAAGTGGAAGCTGACCTTGTCGACCAGCGGGCGGGGCACGAAGTTGCCGGTGGCGACGTTGACACCACGGGTGCTGTTAGGCACGAGGCGGGACACCTGCACGGCGGGGATCGCCGTGGCCCAGGCCCAGTCGTTGGGGACACCACGGGCGCCGGCGTTGGCCAGGTCCACCATGGCCTCGGGCAACGCCCTGCTGTCGGTGGCCCAAACCTGGCCGGTGAGCTTCTCTGCGTGCAGGCTCATAGGTTCCTCTTGCCGGGCCGCAGCCGTAGCGGCCTGTTGGTGGAGCGGGGCACCTCGATCACCGGGGCCGGGACATCGGTGAAGATGTGGGCGGGGACCACGGCAGCGCCGCCCACGACAACAGGGGGCTGGGCGGTGGTCAGGTCGACCTCCCAGCCACTGCCCCGCAACCGGTAGCCCAGGATGACCAGACCGTCGAGCACCGTGGTGTTGGTGCCTCGGCCGATGTGCGCCACCACGGCGACATCGGTACGGCCGCAGTAGTGGTTGAGCGTGTCCACAAAGCCGGGGATGTCCACGACGGCGAAGTAGCTGCCCGGTTGCAGCAACGGCCGGTGGGCGACGTAGAGGTTGACGGTGGTGCCCCGGTCGACGTAGTGGGTCGTGCCTCCCCAACTGCTGGCGTCGACCAGGTCCCGGTCGACGTTGCACGAGAAGACCGTCCAGTCGGTGCTGGCGTTGAACACCGTGGCCGTGCCGTTGGGGAACCACAACGTCACCGGGACCTCGGACACCTCGATCACGTCACTCCCCTGCGGGCTTACCGGGAGCTGCAGCACTTCCAAGCGGGGGAGCGGTGCCACCAGGTCCAGCAGGGACCGTCGTGGGCGCCGCTTGAACAGGCGGGACATACGCACCGATGGCATCCCTTGAGCAGAGGAAGACGGGGACAGGAGCTTCGACGGTCCAACGGACCTGGAAGGTCAGGGTGATGTAGACGTCCTTGTTCATCCACAGGTCGCACGGCGTGGCGAGCTGGACGCTGACCACCTTGCCGTTGAGGTCCCTGACCTCCTGGCGGGTGTCGACGATCTCCTTGACCTTCTTGGCCACCACCAGGCGGGCCTCACGGGTGGGGCCGATCAGCTCCCGGGCGGTGTCGGTGTACTCGGGGTACCAGACGTTGGGGGAGACCTCGGCCAGCTCATCGGGAGCACCCTCCAACGTCGTGGAGGTGGAGGACTTCGTGCCACCGTCACCGCTCATGCCGCCGAAAGCGACACCGCAGCCGACGACGAGCAGCAGGGGGATGCCGATCAGCAGCCCCACCAGCCGCCAGTTCACGCCCTTCCCTTGAGCCCTGGCGGGCTCCTGAGAAACGGACGGAGAGCCCTGCGGGCGCTCCGGGCCGGCACTGCGTGCCGGGACCTGCGGGAGCTGGACGTTGACGCCGACTACCGGCGGAGGAGGCGGCGGCGGGACCGCCGGCTCCTGCGCCTCAACGGCTACATCAGTCATGGGTCACCTCAGCAAGCTGGTCGGGCGCCGGCCGGCGGGAGCCGGCGGCGGGCTTCGGGTGACCCATCGCCGCTTGCGGCGAGGTGGGCTCACCCGGGAGCGTAACGCAGGCGTCAAGCCTGGAAGGCACAGCCCGGACGGGCTTTGCCTGAGAGGCCCCTGGACGGCCCTGTGGGCCGTTCTGGGCGCCCTGGGGCACTGCGGGAGCGCAGAGCGCTCCTGCGGCGCTTAGACGGCCGTACAGCGGCCTCTGGTGCCCAGCGGGCACCAGGGACGCCGTGCCGACCGGTGCGGCGGCGTGGACGATGCCGTCAGGCATCGACCTTGCCCGACGCCAGGCGCTGGAGCTTCTGCTCCATCGTCTCGGCCTTCACATCACCCACGTTCCGCTTCAGCGCCATCAGCGCCGCACGGATCGTCTCGTCGTTGGTGGTGCCGCACTGCGCCCGCAGCTCCTTGAGCAGGCCCCAGGTGGTGTCGTAGATGACGACAGGACCCTTGCCCTCCTTGGGCGCACGGTCGGGCTTGCCGTTGGCGGTGTTCGTGTCGGTGGTGGCGGTCATGGTGCATTGCTCCTGCATCGGTAGTGCAACGGGGGTGTATGTGACTAGTACACCATGAACTTCGGGATTAGTGAAGCCAACAAGAAAGGGCGGCCTTTCGGCCGCCCAACTTTGGGACCCCAAACTGTGTATCGAGCTGCTACATGTTGTCGAGCGCCCGGCGCTTGTGCCGTTCCCATGCCTCGGGCGTGGACTCTGCTCGCAGCTTCTCCTGGATCTCGGGGGGCAGGAGCATGGGGTTCAGCAGCCGTGCCTCCCGACGGTTGTGCGCCCTGATCTCTTCCTCGGTGCGTGGCGACTCGTCCTCGTCCGTCTCGGGCACCTCCTTGGGGAATGAGGACGCAGGCTCTCCCGGGTAGCGGGTACCCAAGCGCCCGATGCCGCCTCCCATGTTGTCCAGTGCGGTGTCGACCTTCTTGGCGAGGTCGGAGATCGCATCGTCGGCGTCTTCGTGTCCCATCACGTCCCTTTCGTTACCCACGGCGGGAGCCCCTTGATGCCGGCCGGTGTGCCGGAACCTGCTCCACTCGTTGCAATGCCTGGCAACTGTACCCGCAGTGCCTCCACCAGTCCCTGGGCCTCGGCGTGGCCGATGTCCCCGTTGCCCTCTCTGGTGCGGATGCGGGCGATGGACTCCATGACCCACTTCTTCTTGGCCGTACGGGGCCACAGGGCACGCTGGCCCTCCCACGTCACGGCCTGGATCTGGTTGGTGTTCTCGAACCGGGCGGGGTCCTCTCGGGCCACTCGTCTGTTGGCCTCCACGAACAGCGGGTACACGCCGGACACGCCCGCTTTGGTGGACTTGGGCTGCCCAAAGAACTTGTTGATCATCGGTTCACTGCTGCTCCACGGGATCCCCACGCCCATGCCCAGTGCGTGGGTGTCGATGGTGGCGTCGTCGAAGCCGCTGGTGTTGTGGGGGTCACGCAGGTTCTCGTAGAAGCTGCGGATCTTGTGCTGCTGCCCGAGGATCTCGTGGGCGGTCTGTGGCGTGGGGTCACGGATGATGCGCATGGCCTTGCCCATGGAGTCGAATGACTGCCACGAGATGCCCGGCATCTGCCCGCCGGGGGTGACCACCGGTGTGCCGTCGATGTTGATGGTGTGGTTCTCACCTCGCAGCACCGTGAGGGTGCGCACCATCTCCCCCGCCAGGATGTCGTCCAGGTCGCTCAAGCGCTTGCCCACCAGCTTGGAGGAGGACAGGACCTCGGGCGGCGGGATGTTGGGGTTCTTCTTGTCGATCCACGAGGCCTGGCGGATGTTGTTGGCGATGTTGACGGCGTCATAGTCGATGACGGGGTCGGCGGCGTAGGTGCGTGCGAATGCCCGTGCCATGGCCAGGTTGTGGAACCAGTCCTTCTGTGGGCTGAGCCGTGCGGTGACGACGTGCATGACGTCGGACGGCAGACCGTTGGCGTTGGCTTCCTCGATGTTGAACTTGTTGCCCAGCGGGTACCAGCTCTTGGCCAGTGTCTCCAACTCGGGGGTGACCGTCTGCAGGGCGTCCCTGATGTTGGCGGACAGGGCCTCCACGACGTCCTCGTGGGACTTGGCCTTCTGCAGCCCCGGCACCTGGCGCATCATCTCCAAGGACCGCTCGCCCCACTTGGGGTCGGTGCGCAGGATGTCGTCCAGGTCCATGTGCAACGTGGCGGGGTCGCCGTACTTGGCTGGGTCCTTGGGCTGGCGCACACCGACACGGCCGATGGTGTCGTGCCCGTAGCGGCCGAAGCTGTCGTAGTGCTGGGGCAGACCGCCGGCCCCACGCTTGGTGCCGTCCTTGTCGATGACCTGGCACAGCTCATAGCTGCTGCGGATCACGGGGATGAGGCCCAAACGCTTGCGCAGCTCTTCCCGTTGCTGGTCGGTCACCATCGCCCGAGCATGGCAGCGGCCCCTGCCCTGGAGGGGTTGGGGGCGGGGACCGCTACTCGTGCGTGACGCTACTCCTCGGAGTCGTCGCTGTCTTCCTCATTGACGCCACCGGGGAACAGGTTCTCCATCACCGCATCCGTCAGCTCGTCAATGGACTTGCCCGCTACAGGGATGAAGAACCGGTCGACCGGCTTCAGGCTGTCGTCTGCTGCCTTGCCCATTGCTTCTCCTGTGCCTCCGGTGTCGATCTCTTCCTGGTCGTGCAAAGAATAGATCGCCTTCTGATTGTGCGCTATCGCATCTGCGATGGCCGCCTGGCGGGAGGACCGAGGGTGCACCACGCTGAAGTCGACGTAGACCTGTCCGCTGTCGGTGTCGTGCCAGCCGCCGATGTGCACACCGGGCACCGACAGCATGTCCTGGTTGGACCGCAGCCACGTGCGGATGTTGCGGGCCACCCGAGCTGGTGGCACGCCACTGGCCTTGAACACCAGGCTGCGCTCGGGCCACTTGGACACGGCGAAGCCCTCGCTGGGCTCGTCGCTCGTCACCGGGTGCACGGTGAAGCCACCGAACTCCGCAATGCGTGACGTGGCCAGATGAGCCGCCCCACCGCCCTCTGCAGACCACCGGCCCCGCTTGTCCCTCTGCTGGGACGGGTCGTACTTGTCCATCGGTGAGCCCAGCCGTCGCTGCAGTGCGTACAGCTCCCAGGCGGTTCGGTTACCGAAACGCTTGCGCAACACCCGTCGTCTGTCTGCCCGGTTGTCCGGCAACACACGTTGCTCGCCCTTATGCCCGAACCGTCCGTTGGCGTCTCGTGGCTGGTCCATCAGATCACCTTCAAGACGCTCGGGCCGAAGACGGGCTTGTCGGTGCCGGTAGTGACCCGTGCCCAGCACAGCCAGTTGCCGGCAGTGAACGCGATGACGCCACCGGGGCCGACCTCAACCTGGGCCAGGTAGTACTCCAGGCCGTCCTCGGGGTTGACCCACGGTGTGGTCGAGCGCCATATGGCCGGCTTCCAGTCGGTCTCGTCGGGGTCGTCGTCCAACTTGAAGGCGACCTCTACGGGCAACGTGGAGAGGTTCTGCACGCCAGACATCGGGTCCTCGGAACGGCAGGAGACCCAGATGATCTCGTTGCTCTTCTGGGAGATCCCGGCGAGCTGGCTTGGGTAGATGGCCATGGCGTTCTCAGTCTTCCTCGTCAGCTCAGAACTAGGACGGTCCGGTGACTGGTCAGGACGGGGGCGGACCGGTGGCTGTGCAGGGTGCCGCCGGTGCTGTGTTGGGCGTAGAGCAGCGACGTCGAGTGGGTGGCGTGCAGGACGCCACCGACCTGGCGCAAGGCGTAGAGCACCGGCCCCATGGAGGGGTTCAGGTAGTAGACGAGGACCAGCGGTGCGTGGACGGCGCCATTTGCCTGGACGGCTGTGGGGGTGGCTGTCCCGCCGTAGCGCACTGCTGGTGTCTGGACAGCGCCGTCTGCGTTGACCGTCTGGGGCGTGATGGCCCGGGAGACGGAGATGACCGGTGCCCGCACCAGTGCCAGCGCTGCGATGACCGCAGGGGCACCGACCGCACCTCCGGCAAAGCTGGGCAGGTTGACGGTGGCCTGGCCCACGATGACCGTGGGGGCCGCTACCGACGTTGCGGCGAAGGAGGCAGCCCCCACGGTTGCCACTGCCGTGACAGCAACGGGAGCGACGATAACAGCGCTGGTGATGTTTGGGGTCCCAATGTTGCCGAACGCCGCAACTGCAGACGGCGTGACCACCGCTGTGGCCCGCAAGACAGGGGCCTGCACCACAGCCGTTGCAGATACCGCAACAGGGAAGGCGACAGCAGGCTCGGAAACCAGCAGCGTGGGAGCACATACTGCGCCGGCTGCGTTGACGGGGGCGGGGACCAGGTTGATGGCCAGCAGCAGCGCCGGTGTCTGCACAGCGCCGGCTGCGGCCACCACGACGGGGGCGACAGTCGCTCCTGCTCCAGTCAGAACGGACGGTGCAAGGACGTTCCCGACACTGCTGACCGTGGCAGGGATGACGACTGCCGCCGCACTGATCGTAGGCCCACGCACCGCACCGGAGCCGCTGACTGGAGCGGGTGTGGTGGCGACCTGGACTGTAGGCGCTTGGACGACGCCCACTGCGACGACAGCCGTCGGGGTCACCTTAGCGGTGGTGACCACCACAGGAGATTCCACGGTGCCTGTTGCGGCGACCGTGGTGGGCAGGGCGACCGCTCCCCCGGCAAAGGACGGCAGTCGCACCTGCCCGACGCCAACGATAACGCTGGGGGCGACAGTGGCAGAAGTGGTTAGGACGTAACCGGGCTCGATGTAGGCGGTGACGTTGATCGTGGCCGGTAGCGCTGTGGCCGATGCGGAAACCGAAACGACGGGAGCCTGCACCAGACCGACAGCGGCGACCATGGCCGGCAGGGCGACAGCTCCACCGGCGAACAGTGGCAGGTTGACCGTGCCCAGGGCGACGACAGCGCTGGGGGTGACAGCCGCAGTCGAGCTGACAGTTGGCGCCCCAACCGAGCCCAGGCCCGTTACTGGTCCGGGGAGGACAGTCAGGAGGACGGTCGGGGCGCCAACAGTGCCGACGGCGACCACGGCGGACGGGAGTGACCGGATGACCGTCGTCGGCACCCCGACATTACCAAGGCCCACCACGGCGCTGGGGAGTGCCTTGGCGGCGATGCCGGGGACCGGCACGGTACCAGTGGCCCCCACGACAGCAGGCGTGGCTCCCGCCGTCGTGGAGACCGCCGGCAACGGTACCGAGGCCACGGCGGGGACCACCGCAGGTACGCCGACTGCACCCCCAGCGAAGCTGGGTAGCCCGACCGAGCCCTGAGCGGCGACGACCGCTGGCGTGATGGTCTGGCCACTCCCAGCGATCACCACAGGGGCCTGTACGGCCGCCAGAGCCCCGACAGGCACTGGGACCGGGGTCAGGAGGGTGGAGGGGCTTAGAACGGCTCCTGGGGCCGTTACAGGGGACGCCAGGACCAGGGCTGTGGCTGCCAGGGCGGGGGCGGGGACCGCACCAGGGGCGCTAACGGTGCTCGGGGTGACGTTGGCCGGGGCCAGGAAGCTCGGGGCTCGCACGAGGCCCACGGCGGCCACCGGGCTGGGGGCGGCCTGGGCGCCGGTGAGCAGTGCCGGCGCAGGGACCGCAGCGGGCGCTACAAGGGCGCTGGGGGCCACGACAGCCGTGGCAAACACCACAGGGGCCTGGACGGCCCCCGGGGCGCTCACAGTGGCAGGGAGGGCCTTCTCAGCGATCCCGGGGGCCGGCACCGCACCGGTACCCACGACGGCGGCCGGTGACACATTGGCCGGGGCCAGGAACGTGGGGGCTCGGACAGCACCGGTGGCGGCCACCGCAGAGGGGGTGACGAACGCTGGCGCCAGGAACGTGGGCGCCCCGACAGTGCCGACCCCGGTGACCACCGTGGGGATGACGTTGGCAGGGGCGAGGAACGTCGGGGCTCGTACGGCGCCCACTGCAGTGACGACCGCTGGGGCGACCGTGAGAGGCGCCAGGAGGGCCGGTGCCCGTACCTGGCCCACGCCGGTGACAACAGACGGGGCAGCGCCTGAGGGGAAGCTGGGGAGCCCGACGGCGCCGATGCCGGTGACGGTGGTGGCGGGGATGACCCCGACGGACAACTTCCAGCGGCGGGCCGGTCCCGAGGCCCAGTTGCGGGTCGGGGTAGGCGAGGCCGCCCAGTGCCTCGTGCGGGTGTAGAGCTGGCCGACGTCGACCGCCGGTGCCCGTACTGCACCAGTTGCGGAAACCGCAACGGCGGTGACGACAGCGGTTGCCTTGGGGGTGGGGGCCTGGACAGTACCGGTGGCGGCGACAGCGGCGGGTGCTGCAGTGGCTGCCCCGCCGCCGGCCGGTGGGACGTTGACGTTGTCGAAGACGATCGAGCCCGTGCCGCCGGTGGCGGTAGCGGTGACGTCGAAGTAGGGGTCGATGGTGTTGTACCAAGTACCCGACACCGTGCGGGTTACGCCAAAGGGGTTCGACCACGTCGTGCCGTCCGGTGACGTCTCGTACGTCATCGTCGTGCCGGAAACCGAAACACGCCACCAGCGGTGGTTAGTGGCGTTGTAGGGGATCGCCGTACCGGCGTAGTCGTTCGATGTCCCGCCCTGGCGGAAGTAGAACATCATGTTGCCGTTGGCGATGCCCATCTCGGTGTTGTTGGCCGAGTTCTGCCAGAGCATCAGGAGGCCCTTGTGGGTGCCTCCGCTCATCGTGTAGGACGGCACCTCTACGTAGACGGAGCTGGCCGCCATGTCGAGCCCGGCGGTGAGCCGGCCGAACCACCACTCGCCTCCTGCGGTGGTGGGCGTGTCCATCGTGAGCTTGCCGCTGCCCCACGTCCAACCGCTGCCGCCCACGTCGGTGTACCAGGCATCCTTGGTGCCAGCGGCGAAGTCCTCTCGCCAGGTGTCGATCTTGGCGCCGCTCGATGGGTAGTTCGGCACCGTCCCACCGGGGACGACGGCGGTAGGTGCTTGGACTGTTGCGGTTGCCGCAACGGCCGTAGGGGCGACGATGGTGCCAGCGACAGCAGTGGGAGCAGGGACAGCACCGACACCGGCAACGGCAGACGGCTGGACCTTGGCGGCGATACCAGGGGCCGGCACAGCGCCAGTGGCAGCGATGGCCGTGGGATGGGTGAGGGGAAGGTTGGGGATGGGGACCAGTGCGGTGGCCGACACCGCAGACGGCAGCGGCGAGATCGCCTTGACCGGTGCCTGGACAGCGCCTGGTGCGTTGACGACGGCAGGCGTGCCGGGTCCGGCGCTGATGGCGACGGCGGCCAGCTCCAGGGCGACACAGCCCCACGCAGCGCCGGTGGCCCCTGTCATCGTCGGTGCCGTCACGAACGACGACGTGCTGCGGGACATGCCGAAGCTGTGGGCGGGGCTGTTGGCGGCGAACTCACCGAGCAGCGTCATGGAAGCCCCGGCGGCCACTGCCTGGTTCACGAGGTGACCGGCGGCCATGACGGTGCGGGAGTCAGTGTTGACCGCCGAGCCCAGAGTGGTGGCGGTGAAGGTCGTGCCGGTGCCGATGGCCACGGCCGACGTCTGGGGCACCGGTGTGGTGAGGTGCTGCCCGGACACCTTGGTGACGCCCCAGTGCATCTGCTGCACCGAGCCGCTCTGCGTGATGGTCAGCGTGCCGCTGAAGCCACCAGCGCCGGCCTTGGCCGAGTGCAGCGAGATGGTGTCGCTGACGGTGTCGTAGGAGCCCTCGACGTGCTTGGTGAACGTGAGCCCCGAGCCGGTGACGAGAGAAGTACGGCCCGACGAGCCGTTGACGCAGGTGACCCCGACCAGGATCAGCTCGTCCGCTGCCACCGTGACCGTGGCCGTCGTGATCGGCGTGGTGAGTGCAGCAGGGTCGGCCGACGTGAACAGTTGGGTGAAGGTCGCTGCGGCCACGGTCGGCTCAGAGGTTCACGACAGAAGCGGTCTGGACGAAGTTGGTGCCGTTGTAGATGAACTCGATGCTGTTGATCTTGTTGGCGCTGGTGTTGGGCGTCCAGTTGGTCTTGTACTGGCTGTTGAACGTCGTGGTGCGCCCGCCGGTGGCGTCCTGGGTGAAGATGAAGCGGATCTCCATGCCCTGGAGGGGCTCGGCCACGGCGTTGACGGTGACGTTGCCGGCGCCGAAGGTCATGGCGATGGTGCCGCCCTTGTAGGGGTCTGGCGTGATGGCGCTGGCGTAGGTGACGGTCTGCCAGGCGTCCCGGTAGTTGTTGTCGAAGGTGGCCCGGCAGTCCTGGGCGCCCGTCGAGCGGCGCCAGTGGCCGACGATGTGGCCTTCGCTGTGCAGCTCGAAGTCGCAGCCGATGCCAAGGTTGCGGGTCCACAGGCCGTAGCGGAAGTTCACGCCGAAGTCGGCCGACAGGTGGGTGCAGCCCCGCAGGATCACATGGTTCGGCAGGTTCGATGCGCCGTCGTCTTCGATCCAGAAGGCGGACCGTTCGTTGTCGGTGCCGTTGGCGCAGCGGTAGACCTGGCAGCCGTCGAGCGTGATGTGGGAGCTGCTGGTGACGGTGAAGCCTTGCATGGACGTGTCCTCGGCCTGGCAGTTCACCAAGCCGATGGCCTTGGAGTAGCCGACCTTGAAACCGCAGGGGCCGCCGAAGGCCTTGCAGCCCCGCACGTAGGCACTGGTGGCGGCGTACCACTCGAAACCGTTGCCGCTGTTGTTCCCGGACACGCAGCCGTCGATGGTGCAGTCGGTCTTGAGGTAGTAGCCCTGGGCGGTGCAGTGGTAGGCGTAGCAGCCGAACAGGCGCACCGTGGTGGCGCCCCCGGCGAGGTTGAAGCCGATGCCCTGGCACTCGTCGACCAACACGTTGCGGCACATCAGGCCGCCGTCGTAGACCGGTGGGCCGCTGCCCTCTGTCGTGCCACGACCGAAGTCGACACCGTGGCTGGCGTTGTTGGTGTCGGTCTGGTTGGTGCTGTTGCCGTAGAGGGCGATGTCCTCGATGGTGATGTAGTTGGTGTTGGCCTTGGCCTTCACCATCGGCTTGGGTGAAGCAGCGGACGCCGAGCCGTTGGCCAGGTACAGCTTGCTGTTCCAGCCCCGGCCCGCCAAGGTGCATCGTGACCCGATGTTCAGGGTGTCGTTGATGTAGCAGAGCCCTCTGGAGGGGATGACCACCCGGGTGCCGGTCCCGCCTGAGCCCAGCGCCTCGGCGTAGTCGAGCGCTGCCTGGATCGCAGACGTGTTGGCCCCGGCGGAGCCCGAGCTGTTGAACACCAGGCCGGAGACAACGATCTCGTTGTCGACCCATTCAAGAGCTTCGGTGCCATCGCCGGGGCCGGACAGCTTGACCCGTTCGACCATGCTCCGGTGGAGCGCTGCGTCCACGTCCGTCGAGAGCGGCGTGTACGCCATGGTTCCTCCTGGCTAGGTCACGGGAAGTCGAGCGTCCAGATGCCGGCAACGGCCCACTGGATGGTGAACACGCCAGAGGTCACGGAGTAGTCGGCACCGAACGTGATGCCGGCGATGCCGGGTTTGGCCACCGGAGAGGCGATGGTGTCGTCGTAGAGCAGGCCGCCACGGATGTTGGAGATGGTCTGGGAGCCCCAGGCCGTGTCCGCAGCGTCGAAGGTGAGCACCGAGCCCGACTGCACCGTGGTGGTGGGCGACGTGAGCGCAACACCACCGGAGGGCGTGCCGACCTCGTTGGCGTTCCACGGGGCGGCGGCGTAGGCGGTGTTGGTGTCGTAGTTCGGCGTGGTCATCGAGTTGGTGAACAGCGCCACCTTGAGGGAGTCGGCCAGCACGTCGACTGCGGTGTCATTGCCGAAGATGTCCCTGAAGGTCAGGTAGAACAGGCCCGATGCGGTGAGGGTCATGCCGCACCTCCGTTGTCGGAACGGGAGCTTGGCCCCGTGGCCTTGGGCGCTTCCCTGGACTTCTTGCCGGTCTCGGGGTCCTGGAAGACCTGTGGGTCCTGCTTGGGCTCGAAGCCTTCCTTGTCGTGCTCGACCTTGCCGAACTGGCGAGCGCCCTCGGCGGTGGGGTCGTTCACCGCCAACATCTCACCGACACCACGCCAGTGCGCCCGTGCGGCCCGCAGGTCCGTCGCCAACGGTGCGAGCACGCTGTCCCGGAAATCTGCGATCTCCCGTGCTGTGCCCGACAGCTTGATGTCTCGATACTGCTGGAGCACGGTGTCGTACTCGACCTCCAGCTCCTGCCCGGCCTCCGGGCTGGTCGACCAGTGCGGCATTAGTGCTCCTCGTCTCGAACGACGGTCACATTGGGCATGAGGCGAAGGTCCTGGCGGGTCGACGTAGCGTCCACTCGACCGTCCGCATGCTCGGTGTGGAAGCCAACTTCTTGGCCTCTGAACGTGCCTTCATCAGCGATGACGGGGGTTGTCTTGGTCTGGCGCCCCTTGGAGACTCCGATGGAACGGATGCGCTCACGGAACTGCTCGGGGGTCTCGCCTTCCATGTCTGGTCAGCGTAAGAGCGCTCTCACTCCACCTCGGGTCCAAGGAAGATGGCGCTGGTGATCTCTGAGTCGAACGTGGCCGTGGTGCCGTTGGGCAGTGTCTGGAGCACGTAGCGGGGCACCTCCACGATGTTGCGCTTGATCTCGTTCTCCAATGCCTTGTCGGTGTCGTGCTTCACACCGGTCTCGTACTCGAAGACATGCGCTTGGCCGTCGGCTGTCTGCACCCGGATGGTGCGCACCACAAGGTTCTGTTCCTTCTGTGGTTGCTCGACCTGTGCTTGTTGCTGTGGCATTGTCACTTTGGGACCCCAAACTCAGACGTAGGAGAAGGCACCGGCGGTGGTGGCTGAAGTGGCGACATCGGCACTGACACAACGGGACTGGGGGACCCAGGCGCTCCACGACGAGCCGCCGGCCACGGCCTGGAAGTCCAGGAACACCCGGTCCGGTGGCGCCAGGCGCAGCACACTGGTGGAGCCCGGTTGGTAGCGGTAGTCCTCGGGGTGGGTCTGGTAGGGGTGCAGCCACTGCAGGACGTGGGTGCCCGTCGTCGTGCGGCTGGCGCCGTCGGAGATGGAGTAGAGCCCGTCGCTGGTGCGCACCCGCCAGGTGTGGCCCACCGAGGCCAACTGGCTGAACGGCGAGTAGATGATCAGTGCGTCCTGGCCCCAGAAGCCACCGTAGGTGTAGGCATAGTTGGTGAAGCTGGTCTGGTTCAGTGGGACAAGCGCATAGATGGGGATCCACGGCTGCCAGTTGTCGCCCCGGTCGATGACGCCCTGGAGGCGGTCGAGCTTCTGCTCGATGGTGCGCAGCCGCTGGTACAGCTCCTGGTCCGGTGAGGCTGCTGGCCTGGTGTCGTAATCGGGCATGTCAGTAGTCCGGCACGAAGAAGTCGGCCGAGCACACCTCGTCGCCTGCGTCGACCTCGATGGACCAGGAAGCCACTTCCATCTCCTTGTTCGCCTGCAGGAGCGGCTGCAGGAAGCTGTCCCGCACCGTTGGCTTGAGCCTGGTGCCTGGGCGCACCACGTTGAAGGGGAGCGCTCCGCCGTACTCAGAGGCCGTCCAGGACACTCTCAGGGTCACGATCGGGTAGCTGGTGCGCTTCCAGCCCGCCGTGGCCCGGTTCACCGCCTGGTCGTTACGTCGCACGCTCTGGTCGGACTCGATGAAGGCCTGCAGCGGCGCCCGTTCAGCAGGGTGGGTCGTGCCGGGGCCTCGGTACACCGCCCGCTGCTGAGACGTCCCCTGGCCGTAGCCGGCGACCACGTACTCGTTGGCGAGCTGACTGGCGTCGACCACCCAGTCGGCTGAGTGCAGAGTGCGGATGGTGCCCTGCCCGGCGTCGAGCTGATAGTTAGCCAGCTCGGGGTTCGGGTAGTAGTAGGCGTAGGGGCTGACCATGACCACTCGGGGCTGGGGCGGGATGTTGGCGTTGGTGACGTACTCCACCCACCATTGGAACTGGAAGCCGTTGCCGCCGATCATGGAGAGCTGGGCGATGGCATCGGACAGCATCACGTTCTCGTACTGCTGGAGGCGGAAGGCCACGCTCTTGCCCAGCGTCGAGCTGTAGCCCGAGCCCACCGAGGTGTAGCGGCGGAGGTCCAGCACGTGCTGCAGGGCGGCGTAGCCGTTGCCTGTCGAGCGCCCGTACCAGGCGGAGTGCAGGGCGTTGACGATGGTGAATATATCGGCAGACGATGTGGCGTAGGTGGTGGAGATCAGCGCCTTCTCGAAGAGATGGGTGAAGTCCTTGCACTGCACGGTGATGGAGTCGGAGCCCGCTGCGCCCCGGTAGGCGACGACAGGGCCGGAGAAGAGCGCCACGCCGAAGCGGTACACCGTGATGATGGTGAACATCGGCGCCAGGGTGGCGGCGCCCTGGGTGTAGTAGTTGCCGATGAGCACAGGGAAGCCACGGCTGTCCGTGCGGGGCATCTCGAACTCAAGCTCTGACGTCTGGCTCAGACGGTTGGTCAAGCGCAGACGGGCGATGGGCAGGTCTGCTCCGTAGACGCCGGCTGTGGCGTCCCAGACCATGTCCCAGGAGCTGCTGGCGTTGACGTCGGGCACCGAGGCCCGGACGGTGTAGGCGTGGAGCCTGGCTGGTTCGACCACTGTGGGGCACTCCTCAGATGTTGCACTTGCGGAAGGTCAACACGGTGGTGATCGAAGTAGCGGTCCCACCGGTGCGACTGAAGCGGATGAGCGTCGTTGCCGGGTCCTGCCAGGCGGACAGGTCGAACCACACGTTGGTGTAGGCCATCCAGAAGTCGACGAGGATGGGGTCGGTGTCGTTGGCGTTGCGCCAGATGGCCGTGCGTTTGCGGCTGTCGAGCACCAGTTCTCGTGGCTGGTCGAGTGTCTGGGCGTACGTCACCGTGGGCGTGGCATTGAATATCTGCACGGCGCTGTTGGCGGTGAGCCCGGTGATAGTGCCGTTGTTGGGCGTGATGACGGCCTGCCAGGGGCTCGGGGCCGAGGCCGTCTCCAGAGAGCTGTCGTGGGCCATGGTCAAGCTGTTGAGCGTCCAGTTGACGGCCGAGCTGGTGACGGTGACGGTCGTGTTGGAGTAGTACCGGGGGTCGAGCGCTTCCCAGCGGCACTCCACCCAGGCGAAGAAGTGGGCGGTGTCTAGCCGCACCACCTCCATGCCTCGGGGCCGCCCGAAGTACGTGAAGGTCTCGGAGCCGATCTGGAAGCACAGCTCCTTCTCCGTAGCAGACGGTGACAGGTCGTAGCTCAGCGCCTGGATCTTGGCCATGAGCTGCGCCATGGTCGTGCCGGTGATGAACACGGTCCACTTGAGCTTGCGGGTGCCGATGGTGTCGAAGCCGCCCGAGGCGCCCCAGTCCCACAGGTACGGCGTCGAGCGGTCGTTGAACGTGGGGGCGGTGAAGGGGTTCCAGTCCTGCAGGACCATGCCGTCGAAGTAGCCGCTGTTCTTGCCCAAGATGGTGGTGAGGGAGAGCTGGATCTCGCCGTCGGTCGAGAGCAGGTTGAACGGCATCAGCTCCAGCCTTCTTCGGTCTGGCCGTTGGTGCCGGCCCCGGCGCCGAAGCCTCGTGCTGCCCGCCACAGGGCCTCGTCGAACCACTGGCGGGGCGGTTCCCGGGGGATCACCGTCATGTTGCCGATGGTGACGCTGCTCCCACCGCCGCCCACGACACCGCCGGCCTGTCCGCTGAAGCCCATGTTGTGCAGTGCCCGCACCTGTTCGCCGGTGAAGACGAACTCGTTCTGGCCAGAGGCGTTCATCACGTTGGTCATCCCCGGGGTGAGCACACCGCCGGAGTCCATGACCCGCACACCGCCACCAGCGCCCCAAATCTTCAGCAGGACGTCTGGTGCGTTGCGGGCCAGTGCGTTCTGGTACTCCATGGCGGAGCCCTGCTGCTGCAACTGACTGGTGATCTGCTGCTCGACACCGAGGTCCCACGAGCGCAAGCCGTTCCACTGCTGCGCTTGGCCCACGGCGTTCTGGATGGCGGCATCGTTGACCAACACGGTCATGGTGGTGTTGGCGATGGCGGGGACCTGTGCGAGCTTGACCTTGTACCAATCGAGCGCTGCGATGGCACCGTCGATGTAGACCTTGGACTCGGTGTTGGTCTCGCTGGGGATCTGCTCCAACTGGCGGATGTAGTCCTGGATCTGAGGCTTCAGCTCGGGGTAGGTCTTCTCCAGCTCCTTCAGCTTCTCGGTCATGAACGCCGTCTGAGACGCTGCGTCTGCGCCGATCTCGCCGTTCTCCGCCAACGCCTTCGCTTCGGCCTGGATGGCCCGGACGGCGGCGATCAGCTCCTTGTTGGTGGAGCGCTTGATGTCCCGGACGTCCTTGCCCTCCAGGGCCGTGTTGGTCAGCAGGTCGACCTGGTCGTTGTAGGCGGAGTTGAGCCGGTCGATCTGCTCCTCCACGGCGTAGGTGGCTTCCTCTGCGGACAGGAACCGTCCGAGGGACTTGTCGATGGCGGCGTGGACGTCGGACAGCGTCTCTTCCATCGTCTTGGCTGCACCGGACACGTTGTCCATGCCGGCGACGAGACCGGGGAGGGACGCTTTCAGCTCGTCGATCTTGTCGGCGGTGGCCCGTGCCATGTCGCCCACGCTGTTGCCGATGAGGCCCATGTCCGCCATGGCCTCCACCTCTTCACGGATGGTGGAGACGGACTTGATGATGGCGTCCTCCAGCAGACGCTGCTTGCGGTTCCATGTATCGGAAGACGATGCGTTCTGCTTGATGACAGCGGCGAGGTCTTCGCCGGCATCGGCCATGGCGTGGGAGGCGTTGGCGAAGCGGATCTGCTTGCCCCACACCTCGTCCATGGCTTCACCGAAGAGCTTCAGCGGCGGGTTGTTCTTGTAGACGTCTGCGATGCGCTTGGCGGCGTCCTCGGCGTTCTTGGCCATCTGGTCGGCCTGGGTGTCCTTCTCAGGCTGCTTGGGGTAGAGGTTGCCACCCTGGCCCGCCTGGGTGATCACAGCGAGGTTCTGGGCCGCTGCAGCCGCCTCTGCGTTGGCCTGGGCGAGCTTGTCGACCTCTGTGGCCTTGGCCATGAGACTGAGCCCGAGCTTGTGCGCCGTAGGGATCGAGCTGTCCATGAGCTTCTTGCCAAGCTCCCGCAGGCTCTTGGAGGCCTCGTTGGCCATGTTGGCCCCGAGGTTGGAGCCGGCGGCCTTGCCGAGGTTGCCCGCCGTGGACACCAGCTCCCTGTTGGAGGAGATGACGGCGTTGAGCTGGTTCATGGCCGTCTGGCCGTACAGCAGCATGTCGGCCGGCAGCAGCTTCAGGATGTTCTGGAACTGCGTGCGCAGGCCCTCTGCGTCGATGATCTCGCCCTGGGAGATCGCCGCCCGAGCGCTGTCGATCATGCCCATCATCGCTGCGATGGCGGCCTGGGCTTCGTTCTTCTGAACGGTGCTCATGTTGGCCGAGCCCAAGATGGCCGTGGATAGGAAGTCGTAGGAGCCCTTCAGCTCATCGAGCGAGCCGATCTGGTTCTTGATGAGGTCGTCGGTCGCCTTCTGGGCCACGGCGGCTTCGTCCTTGAGCTTCTGCTGGTACTCGTCGGACTGCAGTGCCAGGGCGGCGTACTTCTCCTTGTTGTAGTTGACGATGTTGTCCGCCATGGTCTTCTGTTGACTAAGGGTGGCGATCATCTGCTTGGTCGCCTCTGGCCCCATCTGCACGGACTGGACCATCAGGTCCTGCATGGCAGCGCCAAACTTCTCCGCCCCGCCCTTCAGCAGCTCGTCGATGAGGGACTGCGGTGCGCCGTAGGCCTTCAGCAGGTCGAGCCCGGCGAAGAACGCAGCGGTGCGTTGTAGCTGTCTGTCATAGAACGCCATGAGGTCGTCCCAGCCCTCGACCTCCTTGTCCAGCATGGCGTGGCCGATGGAGGTGAAGTCCTCCGCCCAGGCGTCCACCTGTTGGTTGATCTGAGCGAGGCTGTCCTCCAGCGCCTTGGTCATGCCGGGGGTGAGACGGCTGAAGGTGCCCTCCTGCACGCCGAAGTTGCCCACCGCCCGAGAGATGGCCTCTTGGGAGCCCTTCAGTTCCTCCACCAACTTGGCCGTGTCAGAACGCAGCGACTGGGTGCCATCCTTCAGGTCGGAGACGATCTCCTCGAAGAAGCCCTCTGTGGCCTTCTGGATGGCCTCGATCTCGACGCCCTTGCTCCAACCTTCCCATGCCTGGCTGATCTGAGCGAAGGGGTTGAGGTTGCCTTGGAGGATGTTCTTCATCCCCTGACCGCCAGGGATGATCGACCCAAAGATGTCCATGGCCCGCACGAAGCGGTTGTTGGTGTTGTCGATCAGGTTGACGGAGTCGTTGTACTCCTTGGTGCTGGCACTCAGTTCCAGGATGCGTTCCCGCATCACCGAGGAGACCTTCTTGAGCCCGCCCTCGGCCTTGGCGCCGGCGAAGAGTTGCTCGGTCTTCTTCTGCACGTCGGCCTGGTACTGCGCCATCTTCTGCATGGCGAAGGCGATGGCCATGGCAGCCACGGCGTAGACGCCTGCCATGATCGCTGCCGTCTTGAAACGGGTGGCAGTCTGGGACAGGAACCCGTTGAAGGCGTCGGTCTCACCGTTGAGGCGTCGCATGGTGCGGCTGATGCCGTCGAGCGCCGCCATGACACCGGCCGTCTTGAAGCCAGAGATGAGCGTCCCGATGAACACCTTGGCGGCGAGTGCCAACGACAGGATGGCGAACCGTGCCGTTTCGGTACCGCCCACGAGCTGCAGCAGCCAACGGGTGAACTGGGCCAGCGGCGAAGCCAACAAGACCTGGCCCACGAACTTGATGACGGAGATGAAGGCCCGCAGCGCCGGCACGACGGTGTTGATGACCAACACGGCGAAGGTGGAGTACAGCTCGATCTGGCGGGCGATGAAGTGGGCGGCGTTGCCGAAGGCGTCGCCACTACCGCCGATGGCCTGGGTGACGCTCTGCAATGCGGGGATGAGCGCACCAGCAATGCGCTGCGCCGCCTCGTAGAGGGCGACGACAACTTCCCAGACGCCCTTGCGCAGCTTCTCATTCGAGATGATGAAGCCGGCGATCGCCACCTGCCAACCCGTGAATGGGGCGATGATCTTGCCGATGATGGGGATCATCCCCAGGAACTTGGAGCCGATGCCGGCGGCGGCGGCCATGCCCACCTTGCCGAATTCCTGGACGACACCGATGACGCTCTCGATCTTCATCAAGAACGGGGTGAGGTCGGCGCCCTCGATGAATGCCGTGAAGGACGTGGCCGCCCTTGCCAATGCGGCAGCGATCACCGTGGCCTGACGCTGGATCCAGTCGCCCAGTGGGCCTTCCTCGATCAGCGCACGGATGGCCTTGAGGAAGTTGTTGACGGCGAAGATGGACTTGGTGAAGACGGGCAGGAGAGCGTCACCAAGCGCCACCCTGACGTCGTCGATGAGACGGGGCATCGAGCTGAGCTGTTTGCCCGCCGTCTGCATGGCGGAGTCGTAGGCCCCAGCGACCTGGGGCGCCTGCTTCATCACCTCCATGAGGCGTGCTTGGAGCTTCTCCGCCTCGGTGAGGCTGTTGACCGCCTTGCCCATGGACTGGGCGGCCTTGGCGTAGGCGGTCTCGAAGGACACGTTGAGCCCGGCCACACGCAGCACGTCTGTCTGGCCCGTGGTGATGCCCCAGGTGATGCGCTGGAAGGACTCGGTGCTGTTGGTGCCGCCGATGACGGCCAGGTCCTGGGCGAGCTTGGACAGCTCCTTGATGCGGTCGAGCGGCAGGCCCGTCTTCAGGAAGTCGGTGATGCCTCGGGCACTGGCCGCCGCCTCGATGCCGCTGACCCTCAGCTCCTCCACCTGGTCCCGCAGGAAGCCGATGGAATAGCCGCTGTTCTTGCCCATGGTGGCCAGCACCCGGTCGAGCGTCTCGACCTCGGCAGAGGCCCGTACCGCCTCCATGGCGAAGGCCTTGAGCCGGGCCACGCCCTCGGTGATGAGCGCCAGGGAGGCACCGACGCCCACCAGGTTGGTCAACTGCTTGGACAGGTCGCTGGTATTGCCGGCTTCCTTGTTGAACGCTGCCACCGAGCGGGTGGCGCCGGCCATCTCGTTCTTGTACTGCCTGACGGCTTGCTGGTGCACGAGGTACTGCTTGGCGTTACCACCGAGCTTGTCGGTGACCCGGCCGATCTCCTCACGGAACATGCGGATGCCCGTGATTGTCTCATTGGCCGTCTTGCCGAACGCCACCGTGGACTTGGTGACGGTACGGAGGGTCTCGTTGTTCTTGAGGTTGGCCGCAGAGACCTGGGCCACGCCCTTGAGGTGGCCGGCGACGTCGGCAACGAACTTGGAAGTTACGGTCCCGATCTGCACGCCGGCCCTACCCTCATCGTTGGCCCATCATCGAGCCTGCGCCCTCACCTCTGAACTTCGTGCGGGCCTGGCTCTTGGCCTTGAGCCGCATCTCTTCGTTCTCTTCGTAGCGGAGCCTGGCGAGCGCTCTCCACCATGGGATCTCGTAGGAGGGGATCCGCTCCATCAATTCGGAGACCGGCATGCCGAACTGCCATGCCAGTTCCATGAGGAGGCGGAACTCGCCGTCCTCCCTCAGACGTTTCCCGCTACTTCTTCCTCGTTGGTGTTGATGCCGGACAGCTCCTGGGCGGCGTCGATGATGCGTTGCACACCACCGGCGTCGTACTGCAGCACGTCCTCCACCGACTCGAAGATGCGCTCCCCGGTGTCGGGGTCGAAGGTGGACATGTAGGGCAGCAGGGGCCACACCGTGTTCCAGTTCACCGTGCGGATGGCCCCATCGGTGGCCACGTCCCCGGCAATGGCTTGCATGTACTGCGCCCGGTCCACCCCGAGCAGCGAGCGCACCTCGAAGGTCATCGGCTCGCCGTCTTCGTCGGTGAACTCGGGCACGGTGACAAGCTCCTTGCGGGTCTTGCCCCGGTTGAGCTTCATCATCTCCCGGCGGGACTGCCGGTTCAACGTGTTGATAGCGCCGTCTTGGACACTCATCAGGGTCACTCCTGGTTGTAGTAGTTCTGTCGGTTCTGGCGGTTCTGTCAGAGGCTCACGGGTAGGCACCTCTGGTGACGGCACCTGTCACTTGGAAGTCTGCGCTCATGCCCACCATGTCCGTCACCGAGCCCGTGTCGGTGTAGTTGGTCAAGTAGCAGGCGCCGGTGTACTTGGGGTTGGTCGACGTGGAGCCCACGGGGCCGTACTCGAAGTTGCGGGCGGTGGCGAAGCCCAAGATGCCGTTGAGCAAGGCGTCCACGGTGGGGTCGTACATGCCGCTGACGCTGAAGGTGGCGTTGATGAAGCCCACCACGTAGCTGCGGGTGGTCGAGCCGAACGCCGTGGTCTCAGGCGTGTCGACCTCTCGGGGGAAGTTCACCTCCTTGAGGGTGTTGGAGATGTCCGTCAGGACGGTGGCAGCGGACTCGACCTTGAAGATCGTTGCCCGCCCGTGTGCGAATGTCGGCACTGTGCCTCCAGAGGTTCACTGGGAACTGGGGGCACTGGGCCACTGCTCTCTGCCATTGTCACGGACGGGGGCGCTGCTTTGGGATCCCAAAGATCAGGGGCTCGTCCAGCGCACTGCGGCAATGCTGAAGACGGGCGTACCGGTGGCACCGGCAACGACGATGGACACCCGCAGGTACCTGGCCAACGTCACTGCGGTGTAGGCGATGTTCCACGGTGTGCGGGCCGGCGCAACGCTGGACTGCTGGGTGGTGTAGGTGCTGTTGTCGGGGCTCGTCCTGAAGTCCATCGTCACAGAGACGTCGCTGGTGTTGAGCCCTTGCACCCATACCCGGAACGTCTTGCCCGAAGTGGGCTCACCGGCGGTGCGGTCCAGCGTCCAGGTGTGGGTGGCGTTGCCCTGCTTGGTGTCGAGCGGGTCGACCCAGAAGGTCCCGTTGCCCACAGAGTCGGCGTTCACCTGGAAGTCGGCGCTGATCGCCACCATGTCGGTCACGGAGCCCGTCACGGTGTAGTTGGTGGAGTCGCTGTAGCCGGTCTTCGCTGGGCTGCCCACAGCGCCGCCCACAGGGCCGTACAGCAGCCACCCGCTGACGGCGTTGCCCATGGAGGCGTCCATGAAGTTGTCGACCTCTGGCAGCGCTGTGGCGCCTATGGCCGAGCTGTACATGCCAGAGCCTGTGACCGTGATGGAGGGGAAGCCCACGACGTAGGAGCGTGTCGTGGAACCGAAGGCGGTCGTCTCGGGGGTGTCGATCTCCGACGCCCAGTTGACCTCTTTCAGGTACTGCCCGAGGTTGTAGCCCCGGTAGTACACAACGGTGTTGCGACCGTGGGAGAAGGCGGGCATCTAGCGTTCCTTGTCGTCGGCGGGCCGGTCCTCCTGCACGGTCTCGACGGGGGCGACTTCAGGGCGTTCCTCAAATGGCGTGGTCTCTTCGACGTCCACCCTCTGCTCGGGCGGGGTCAACGCCTCAACCTGTTCCGGTGTGAGGTCGTCCACCGTTGGGTCAGTGGAAGCACTGGGCGGTGGGTTGGACTCATCGGGCACCGGCTCCCCGGGCACGTACTCCGCCCACAGGGCACCTACCTGTACAGGAGGGGCGAGAAGCACCGCTGGCGTGTCTGCGGTGGCCTCCCCTGAAGCGAGCAGGCCGGTGCCTGGGTCGAACTCGTTGGGCTCCAGGGCACGTACGGGCGGTGGGGAACCCTCGGGGTACAGCGTTCCCTCCTCAACGAAGGGCGCCGCCTTGGACTGGGGCATGTCCACCACGTCCCCGTGGGCATAGGTGCGCTCCTTGTCGGTGTCGCTGTCGAGCGTGATCTTGCGCCCCTCAGCGATCTCGTACTTAGGCACTGGCACCTCCGTTGTCTTGCGCCCTGATGGCCTTGGTCACCTTGGTGGGCTCGGTACAACGGAGCTGCCCGTCTGCCGTGGCCCAGTTGAGCGCACCACATCGTCCGCACTTGATGCGCCAGGGCGCCGTGGCCAGCTCCGCCAGCATCCTGTTGCACGCCTGGCACCGGACGGGGTCCGCCTCGATGATGACGGGAGCGAACGCCTGGGGCGGGATGTCACTGGGCGTGGTCATTGACCACCTCCCATGGTCCTGAGGTCCAGCTTGTCGCCAGGTTCTGCCCCCAGGACCCCCGGATAGCCCTCTATGGCGTCGTCTAAGGCGCTCGGAGGCTCAGATGGTACCGCAGGTGCCAGAGCCTCAAGCAAGGCCGTCAGAGCGGCTTGTAGGCCCAGGAACGCACTCTCCAGCAGACGCATCGCCGCCGTGGCATCCTGCACCCGCTCCAGGGCGAAGTCGATGTGCTCCTGGGCGATGGTCATGTCTCGTGGGTCACTTCAAAGTACTGGGTGAAGGTGCAGCGCTCTTTGGCGTCCCGCTCGAACAGGTGCGGGTCATCTGTTGCGACCATGGCCAGGATCCTCATGCCGGCGACTGTCTGACCGACGATCGGGTGCAGCAGTGCTGCGACGGTTGCCGCTTTGGCCCGTGGGCCTTGGTAGTCGAGCGGCGCTCCCCGGGTCATGACCTGTACCCGGGACTCGTTGACGGGGTAGCTCTTGTCCATGAAGTAGGACGGGCCGGCGCCTGGCACCCGGTACACCGACACAACGGCGTCCACCGCATCCGGCATCCAGTCGATGTAGAGGTCGGTGCCAACGACGCCCACGCCCTGACTTGCCAGGTACGTAGCGAGCACGTCGGCTACTTCAGCCATGGGCGCAAGCATGCCCGCAACGAGAACGGCCCCCAGGCTCTGGGTGGAGCAACCTGGGGACCGTGGGCGGGCCTTGGGCGAGCGGCGGAGCCAACCCAAGACGAGAGACGGGCGGTTGTATCGCCTCTCTGCTCCGCCCTGTAGGAAAGACTACTCCCGCAGCTTCGTGATACGTCCGTCGTGCACGATGCCGAACGGCTTGGCCATGCCCGGGGGCACGATGTGCTCAGCTCGGAGCTGCGCCGCCGCTTGGATGCGCTGCCTCATGGCTTCTTCCTTGAGCCGAGGTCCTTCCTCGGTGGCCGCCTGGATCCAGCCCTCTGCTACCCGGCACTCGAAGGCGAAGCGCTGGCCCTCCAGGGGTGCGCCCGGGTCCTCGAAGAGCATCTCCATCAACACAGGGTTGCCGTTGGGGCCACTGATGGGCACTCCGGCTGTCCGTAGGTCGTTGCCGATCTCCTGGATGCGGTCGTCAAGGCGCTTGAGGTGGGCTATCTGCTCGGGGGTGAACTCCTGCATCGGCGCAATCTAGCGCCAGCGGAACCACCACAGGGCGGAGAACACTACTGCGGCTTCCACACCCAGGCACACTGCGCAGACCAGTAGCAGCCTGCTACCGACGTAGGCCTCTACGGGCGGGGGTGGGTCCTCCCCAGGATCCACTCCAACACCTGGATCGCCGCCGCCAGGCTCACCGTGATGGTGAAGATCACCCACATGACCCCCATGAAGCCTTCAGAGCTGATGTTCATTGCGAGCGTGCCCATGTGCTCTCCTTCCATTGCTCGTAAGCATTGGTCTTGCGCACGGGGTGACTGGGGTCGTTGTAGCGGTCACAGGTCTCGCACGTCCCGTTCTCCCCGAGGAGCACTCTGGGCTCACCACACCAGAGGCACGTACCCAGGATGCGCATGGGCTCAATCTTCCTCGGTCACCTTCAGGCCGAATGGTGGCGGCGTCTTGGGCGTGAACTTGAAGCCGGCGTAGACGACCTCTTTGAGGTTGGCGTCATAGAGCCAGTGCTTGAGGTCTGCCAGGTCGCCTGTCTCCATGAATCGTGGTACGACATGTTCCACGTAGACCTCGACCTCGTTGAGCATGGCGAGCAGCACGATGCAGTTCTGGCGGTAGTCGCCGGCCAGCTCGACCTTGTACCAAGCGTTGACGTCTCGGGCCACACCCATGAGGCCCTCGATGCCGAAGTGGTCCTCCAGGCCCCAAACGGTGCGTAGCTCAACTCGTCTCACGGCGTGCCTTCTGCGTGCGGCAGGACACACAGGTCACGGGGCGGGGCTTGTCCAGGTAGCGCCAGACGTTGCGGTTGAGCCCGCACAGCGTCTTGGTGAAGCCCCGCTGCGCCCAGTGGGTGATGCCTGCTGCCGATGCCACCACGAGGTAGGTCACGGCGCCAGGTTACGCTTGCCCGCCCGGAGCCTCAGCGTGGATGGCTTGGGCGGGGGCACGTCGATGGTGGGCACGTCGGGTACCACCTCGGTGAGCACGAAGTGGCCGGAGGGGTCCCATGTCACCTTGAGGGTCCCGGACTTGATGATGCCGACAAGGGAGGTCAGCTCGTCCTTGACCTGCTTCACGCCCGCCTTCCATTCCGCCTGCCGCTCTTCGGTGTAGAAGTAGGCGCCCTGCACCGTGGTGTTATGGCTCGTGAGACCACCGACCTCCTGCCAGGAACCTGCGTCCATGCGCACAGGGCCGGCCATCCCGTAGAGCTTGCCCTTGGCCTCAAGGCTGGCGTCCTGGGCACGCCGTGCTTCAGCAAGGATGCGCAGGCGGTCCTCGGTGGAGCGCTTGCGTGCTTCTTCCCATTCCTTGGCTTCTCTACGTCGCTTGCCTCTGCCCACTCTGTGCCTCGTTCTCTACCTTGGCCTTCCCCGGGGTCATGAGCTTGTACTCGTGGGCGTGGGCGTCGCCAATGGAACGTACCCAGTGCTCGGTGTAGTGCGCCGTGACGGTGTTCTCCGTGACGCTGTCGAGATGGCTCATGCGCAGGAAGTCCCGTGTCTGCACAAGCCAGTGGTACCAACGGCTGTTGAACGCACCGGGGAGGATCCATGGCCCCTTGAGCAACACGCCTTCCCGGTAGAACAAGCTGCGGGCGTAGAGCCGGCGCCCATCGTCGATGGGGGTGACGAAGAGGCCCTCGCCGCTCATGATGGCTTGGTCGCTGCGTCGTAGCGGGCCTGCCATTCGGCCGCTTCTGCGTCGGTCCACAGCTTGTACTGGCGACCCCAGCCATCGACATCCTGCATGATGATGTCGGTCATCATGCCGGCGGCGCCCGTGTCAGCTTCGTCGGTGAGGATCTCGTTGAGGTAGCGGTGGACCTTGATGTAGGGCTGGCGCACCTTCTCGATGGACTTGGAGTAGTCGTTGTTGTGGTAGATGACCCACATGGCCTTGGGCGGGGGAGTGGTCATGACACGTCCTTGGTGATGTCGGCACAGTTGCGCAGGCGCCAGGTGATCATGGCGTTCATTGCCTGGATGGCTTCACCGATCTCTGCTTCGGGGGCGCCACCTTCGATGAGCATGCCCACCAGTGCGTTAATGACCCGGTAGTGCGCAACCTTGCCCGCCCTCAACGTGAACACCGGCTCCATGGCCAAGCGCTCTGCTTCGGTGGTCGCCGGCACGGTGTAGAGCGGCACTTCTTTGGGGTCCCAAAGTTGCTCTGCGGGCACAGTGGGTGGGTTGATGAAGCTCAGGCAGGCGCACATCTCTGCCAGGCAACCTCGGGAGCCGTAGTGGTGCATCTCCCTGCGATGGTGGCAATGCACCCGAGCGCAGAGCTGGGCCTGCTGTTCGTCGGTGAAGCGGCGCTCCCGGGGCATCAGGACTTCTCCTGCGCCGGCTCTTTGGGCACCTTCGTGAAGAAGAGCGTGAAACGGGTGCGCTCGACGTCGCCCAGAGTGGAGTGGGGGTGCAGCTCGATCTCGGTGTTGGAGCCGATGTCCAACATCACGAAGTCCACGAGGCCGTCTTTGGGGCAGCCGGCGAGTGCGGCCAGGAAGTCCTCAAGGCGCACGGTCATGGTTGCCCCGGGAGAAGCGCACGCACAGCGCAGTCCTTGGTGGCGAGCAGTGCCTTGAGCGCCTCGGTGCGTTGGTCGTTGCAGGGGAGGCGGGACATGTAGTCCGCCGCCAGGTTGCGGTGCAGGAGTGAGATGGCCTGCATCTCGCCCTCGGGTAGTTGCTTCACCTGGAAGTTGGCCTCGATGAAGGCGAAGTCGAATGCGTCACGCTGTGCGGGGGTCATGCTCATGGTGTCTCCGGGGGTGCCATGGGGTGGCCGGGCTCCTCGGGGATCACCACCGTGGTCTGCTCGACCTCGGGGGGCATGTCGGCGTAGAGCCGGCGCAGGCGGTAGGTGTACCAGAGCCGCCCCAGATAGCCCACCAAGAAGAAGCCGGCGATGAAGATGTAGCCGATGTCGTTGTCGAATCCCAGGATCACGCCATGCCTCGTGCTTCGTCTACCGCCTTGGCGATCTGCCGTGCTGCCTCGATGGCTGCTGCGGTGCTCAATGGTCCCACTGCGAAGCGGGGGTAGCAGGTGTTGAGGATGTGGTCAGCCTGTTCCCGGGTGAAGAGCAGGATCTCGTCGCTCAGGACGGCCTCCTTGGCCCACTGGTCGAGCGGTGAACCAGGAGTGATCTCTGGACCCGGGTCGTAGTGCTCGCCAACCCGCTCCAGCATCTCCCTGTGGGCCTCTGTGGCGCTGTCGATGGCCTCTTGGCGTAGGTCCACCACGGCGTAGACCTGGAGGCCGTCTGTGGGCGTTGTAGCGCCGTTACCGGGGCTCAGGACGGGCGGGCAGTACGTGAGGCGCCCCTTGGTGTCCAGCATGGAGGAGAAGCCGTTGAAGTGGCCGAGGGCAAGGCCCTGTACCTTGGCGATCTCGGGGCGCATCTGGAGGTGGCGTGAGTACACCAGCCCGCATTTCTCGCAGTGCTCAGCCATGATCCGCCTCCTTCTTGGCCAGCTCGATCTCCACGGCCCATTCTGCCGCTTCGTCCTCGGTGAGGAGGCGGTACTCGGTCTTGGTGCCGTCGATGCGCTGCAGGGTCACTGAGGTGTGGTGGGCATGGCGCAACACGCTGCGCACGCCTTCGATGAACTTGTCGGGGAGGAACTCGTCGATCATGGGGTCATGGCGCATGGGGTCGGGCATCCATGGGATGGGCTCGCCGGTGCTGGAGGAGTAGATCTCCTTGCCCGTGGTGTCTGGCTTCTTGCCCATCACAGCCACAGCCAGTCGGTGCGCACCCAGTTCACCCAGTCGGGGCGCATCATGAGGGTGGCGGCGTACTCCTGGGCCGCCTTGTTGCGTGCTGCGAGGATGGCAACACGAGCATCGTCGCTTTCGGCTCCGTACCACTCTGCGGAGGTGATGGCCCAGCGCTTGGTGTACTCCTCCATGGGGCTCTGGGGGATCGCCCCGGCCACAACCTCGATGATGGCTCGTGCGCTCTCCATCAGTCCTCCACACCGAGCCAGCCGAGTAGGTCCATCATGCTGGGGGCGAGGTAGTCCGCCATGCGGTACATGAGGTCTGGTTCCATGGGGTCTTCCAGGAGGATGGCAGTGCGCTTGCCGGCGGCTACTGCCCAGCCCAGCTCCATGTGTGCGCTCTTGCCGCAGGGCAGCACCATGACGAAGGTGTCGGCCTGCAGCATGGCGGCCATATCGTTGTCGTAGCCCTCGACGGCCCGGTCGTGGCCCAGCATCTCCAGGTACTGCTCTACCGGCACATGGTCGTCGCCCTTGGCCCTGATGCCTTCGCCGTAGGACGGGTCCACCTGGCGCCATGAGAAGCCTTCGCCATCGGGTGGGTTGCGGAAGTCGTAGTGCTCGATGCCGACACTGCGCAGGGCGGCGCACACAGCGACCTGGACAGGGTTGCGCCAGGACGATGCCACGTAGACGTACTCGGGCTTGCCGTTCATCTCTTGGTTCTCCTGTTGGTCCTCGGGGCTTTGCCGTTGCGCACCACGTGCTCGGGGTCGAGCGTGGCGATCATGGCCATGGTCTTCTCTGCCGACGTGGGTGCTTCGCCTCTGGCGTGGGTCACCCAGGCCGGCGTCCGCTTGTAGTTGCTGCGGCCCCGGTGCCCTGTGTAGTCCACCCACAGTAGGACCCTGCTGAAGCAGCGGGTGCAGCGCAGGTGGACCTCGGCCAGGTGCTCAGGGTTGCGTTCATGCCCGATGGGCGGGAACGTGTCGTCCCAGGAGTGGCCGAAGCCGCCCTGGCAACGGGTCTGCTCCACTGAGACTTCTGTGGGGGTGTTGGGGGAAGTCGGCATATCACTGCCATTACAGCATGAATGTGGTGGTCATGTCAGGAGTGTATGGGCGCCCACATCTGCTCGACCTCTGCCTGGGTGTGCAGCTCAGGGGTGAACACCGCAATGGCGCAACGGCAGGAGGGGTGAAGTGGCGGGATGGGCAGGACCACCTCTGTCCCTTGCCTTGCCCCGGGGGCTCTCCAGGTGCCGTCTATGGGGCTCGTCTTGCCGTGCATTGGTGCGCATCTGTCGCATGTCCGGTCGTCTCTTGTGGCGATCCACACCCGCATCGCAGTGCCTGGGAGAAGCCCACGGGACATCTTGTCCTTGATGTACGTGTCAACCCCAAAGTTGTTCGCCATGATGGTCTCGGTGCGTGCGATGTTGGTCGCCCGGTACTTGCGGTACCGGTGTGCGTTGGCCGTCAGGATGTCTGCGATGTGCTGGGGCTTCACCTTGTTGGCCACCATCACCTGACGCTGCTTGATGAGCGCCGCTGTATGGCTGGGGAGCAGCGGGATGAAGTCGTAGATGTCCCGGGCCATCTGTGCAGGTGTTGCATTGCCCGCCTGGCTGTTGGCGACGATGAGGGAGATGTTGCGCCGCATGGTGTTGTCGATCCCCGTCACCAGTGCAGCACTGCGGTTCTCCGCCCAGTCCATGGCGTCTCTGTTCACCGCACTGAAGCGGAGGTCTGCGTCCAGGCGTGCCGGTGCGTACTTCCCCGCTGCTTCCATGGCCTTGGCCCCGAACATCGTGGCGGTGTCGTGCACCGTGCGCTGCGTCCACCGTGTGAGCTTGCCCTGGAATGTGTTGAGCTGCTCGGTGAACTCGAAGTCCGCCCACTGCCTCACCGCACCGGCCATGGCGTAAGCGCTGTGCTTGGACTCGGGCACCAGCTCGTGCAGGAACCGTGTGAACGCCTTGAACGAACGGTCCACCCCGGGCACCAGTGCGGTCCACAACTCGATCAGCGCCTGTTCCAAGGCCGAGTAGGTGAACTCCTGGCCGTGGTCCACGATGTCTTGCAGTGCGCTCACTTGCCAGAAGGCCCGTTCACGCCGGAACAGCTCGTCGAACTGGGTTGCCATGAGGCGAACCTACTTTGGGGTCCCAAACTGAAAGAGCCCGACCTGGAGGGGGTCACAGTCCCTTGAGCCCAGGCCGGGCCTCTCTTGCATTCGCACTGCCCAGTGTACCAGGACGGAGAATGCCCGGCCCTCCGGTGGCGACCATTGGACCGAGCACTCCGCAACTTCCCCGAGTCCCACAGGAGATATGGGACACCCACAGCGTATCTCATAGAGGGAAGGCCCGGCCCGCATCGGATGATTGTGTCCCAACCGTGGTCCCGGACAGGCCGAGCCCTTCTCCCCCGAGGCGTCACTGTAGCTCAACGCAAAGAGCCGGTGCCCAGCGTTGCGCTACGCCTTCTCCCGGCTCCTTGAGCCACACGCTTCTGGAATGCTCCGGTGACGTCTTCCCGGCTTGTCCCTCTGAAGGGCAGCAGTGGCTGCGCACCATGGTAGCTCAGGAACGACGATGCCCCCGGGACTTCCGACCGGGGGCACCATCGCTCTTGGGGGACCTTCAGCCCATTGTTGTGCGATGGGTTGAGGTCTGTTGATCATGTCCCGGTCCACGGTCTTGCCCGAGTTGCGGCGTTTATCTCTTCACACCTCGGCCTCACCGTGATTGCCCACTCTCCCGGGCCATGACCTGTGGGCGCTCACCACCACACACCACTAGCTCAGCATGCACCACCGAAGAAGGCAAGGCGCTTGGCCATGCGTGAGACTTCCTTGTTCACCGCTGCAGCGAACTGGGCCTCGTCGAAGTCCTCCAGCGCCATGACGATGAAGCAGTCGTCGTCTCGCAGCACTGCGTCGTCGGTCTTGGACACGGTGCTCTTGATGACCCCTGAGTGGGCCATGTAGGGCGTTGTGCGGACCGCCGAGCTTGTCGATGGGCTGGAGGCGCCTGGCGTGTTGATGGGCGTGCCGTAGGGGCTTGTGGAGCCTCTGGGCGTGGACACGTCTGCGAGGTCGAAGCTGCGTGCGCTGGGGTCCACTCGTTGGCCTGGCTGCACGGTGACGCTGCCACCGTTGCCCTTCTTGCGTACTCGTGCAGTGACGAACATGCCGGCCTTCTCCTCGGCCTGGCCCTTGAGGTGGTTGGCGGCTGCTGCTGCGGTTGCGCCTGCGGCTCTGCCCACGTCACTGCCGGCGTTGCTGAAGGTCATCTCGACACCCATCACGAGGCCTGCCATGGCCCCGGCGAACGCTGCCTTGCCCACCGTGACCATGATGGGCTTGGCGATGTGCATCGCTGAGCGTGCGACCTTCTTGGTGTTCTTGACGTTGACCTTGCCCCGCACTGCTTGGCCGGCATGGCGTGCGGCCACACCTAGCGCACTGCCACCGACTCGTGCGAAGCGCCCGTTCTTCTCCCGTGGCTGGCTGGGGTTGTACTGCTTGCGGAAGTCGTCAAGCATCTGCTTGGCCACCACGGTGGACATGATCGCCTTGACGAACTCGTCCTTGTCGAAGCCGTCGAGCGGCATGGTGATCAGCACACCGTCGTCGGCCTTGCGCAGGAATTGGGTGTTGGGCGTTGCTCGTCCTGATGCGTCCACGCTGTAGCTCGACGTGAAGCCGGGGCCTCGTTGGCTGCGTTGGCGTCCTTCTCGTGCTGAATCCTGCCGTGCTCGTGCCGCGGTGCGTGCGGTGCCTGGTGATGCTCCACCACCGCTGTCCACGGTGAAGTGGGAGCGCACGTCGGCCCAGTCGGTGCTCGATGCGGCAAAGCCGGTCTGGACCTTGTTGCCTCGGATGTGCGCTGCGGCGTGGGTGGCGCCCTTGGGCTTGCCCTTCATCATGTTGATGACGTCGGAGTCGAGTTTGTACGCCGTCTGCTTGGCGTTGCCTGAGTGGTAGGTGGTGTAGGCATAGGCGCCGACGATGGCACCGGCGATGGCCACCTTGCCCAGCACCTTGAGCGTGGGCTTGATGGCCCGTCCTGTGGCCTTGGCCCCTCGGCCCGCACCTCGGGCTGCGGTGGCTGCACCACGGCCCACTGCTGACCACTTGCCGTCCTTGGCCCGTGGTTGGCCCGGGTCGTACTTGCGTAGCTCGGTCAGCCACTTCTCGACGTCGGCCTTGTCTTGGTCCTTGAAGTGCTCGACCTGGCGGAGCCTGCGCTGAGCTTGGACCTTGGTGGCGTAGGGGCCACCGAGGTGCTTGGAGTTGTCGTGGCTCATGACATGGAAGCCGTCCTTGCGCTCCACGATGATCTTCAGGACGGGCTCCAGCGTGGTGGTCACTTCTTGGCTCCGTTGCTCGATGCCTTGCTGGGCTTCGCTGTAGGCCGCCTAGAAGGCGTTCTGCGGCCCGGAGAGGGCTTTCGGGTACTACCCCCCTTGGCTGCCCCTGGCGGGACGCCTGGAGGCTTCACAGCGGCCACTGCGAGGGCGTTCTTGCCCTTGACCTCTTCGCCGGCTGCCATGGTGTCCATCTGGCCCTGGAGCTGCATCTCCATGTCGGCCTGCTTCTGCTCCTCCTGCATCGCTCGGACGTCGTCGGTGATCTCCGGGAAGCTCGCAAGCTCCATCAGGTGGTCCTCCAGCTCCGCATTCGGGAACAACGGGAAGTTGGCGCCGGCGAGCTTGGACACGTAGTCAGCGATCTCGCTCAAGGGTGGTGTCTCGATGTCCCCGAACGTGAACGTGGGGAGCTTGTCCATGGGCAGGTTGTTGGCGTAGTACAGGTCAGGGATGGCCCGGTTGTTCATCTCGTCTGCGATGACGTTGAGCCATGTGCCGATGGCTTGGCTGAACAGGTTCGTCTTGTCCGAGCTGAGTGCCCATGAGCCCACGTCCTGGGTGCCCAGGAGGATGAAGTCTGCGAGCACCGTCATGGCGATGCGTTGGTCGTAGCGGGTGATGACGTCGTTGGTGTTGAACTGGCGGGCACCACCGGTGGACATGAGCCTGAAGTCGAAGATGAGCTTGCCGTCTGAGTTGTAGCCCATGGGGAACAGGCCGCCCTCGGTCTTGTCCCTGCGCACCTCGGTGACGAAGCGGCGCATGGCGGCGACCATGGACTTCTCGTCGTCGCTCGCTGAGTCCAGCAGGTACTCGAACGGCAGGAAGGCAACGGGGAGCCCAGCCAGGTCACGCTCGATGCCGATGCCCTCGACCTCTTCCATGCGTGTCTTGAAGAACCAGGGCCGGTAAGCGTTGCGCAGGATCGAGCGGCCCTCGGGGTTCTGCTTGGAGGACCGTGGCACGAGGTGTAGCGCCTTGCTACGGGGCAGGAACACGTCCTTGTAGTCGGGTGGTGCCAACTGGTTCCAGCCCGTGACCCGTCCGTTGGGCGTGAAGGACCACTCCTGCCATGAGTCCTGTGAGCGGATGGCGAACTTGGACCAGCCCGTCTTGCCGTCGTCGTGCTTGCTGTTGCGCTCGGGGTCTCGGTTGTTGCCCTTGCGCTCCTTGTAGCAAATCTCCAGCCAGCTCCACCCGAAGGGCAGCATGGACAGCATCTCCGACAGTGTCATAGCCCAGCCGGGGTCCAGGTCCTTGATGCACTCCTCCACGAACTCGGCGTTCTTGATGTGCTCGGGGCCTTGGTCGAATGGCTCGACCCGCACCGTGGCCCGGCGCATGAGCATGTCGATGGTGAACAGGAACGCACCCACCACGGGGTCGTTGTCCGCCATCTGTCTGTAGACCTGGATGGCCTTCTGTCCCTGCAGTGCAGGGAGGAACTCCTCGAAGATGTACCCGCCAGCCCGCTGGAGGCCGGTGGTACCCAGTTCTGCAACAGGCATGAGTGGCAACTCCTCCGTCGCAGAGTACGGCGCTACGTTCGGCCTGCTGTGTCCTCCATCATCGTCAAGCGCCCACCACAGACGAAGACCGAACTCTGGTGGTGGCTGAAGGCAGTCACGGGCCAGACGGTGCCACCAGTGAAGTGCTGTGCCAATCACGTCGCACCGTTGGACGTGGCCTGGGCCATCTACACCCGTCAGCACCCTGTCATCGTGATCAAGGCGAGCCGAGGCCTAGCCGGCAAGAGCCAGCTCCTGGCCACCATCGCCGTGGGGCTGTCTATCATCCAGGGTGTTGAGGTTCTGGTGCTTGGCGGTTCCATGCACCAGAGCCTCAACGTGCAGAAGATCAGCTCTGATCTTTGGGACTTCCCGAACATGCCCCGGGACCTGTTGCTGCGTGAGCCCACCAAGACCGAGTACGTGATGCGTCACGGTGGCCGTGTGCGTGCGGTACCGGCGTCACAGAAGAGCGTGCGTGGGCCTCACCCCAACATCCTGCTGATGGACGAAATCGACGAGATGGACCTGGAGGTGCTCGATTCCGCCATGGGCATGCCGATGTCCAAGAAGGGCCACCGTGCCGTCACGGTGATGTCGTCCACCCACCAGTACCCGTTCGGCTCCATGACGGAGATCCTGAACCGGGCCAACGACAACGTGGACTGGTGGTCGGTGATGTGGTGCTGGCGTGAGTCCAGCTCCTCGCCCCATGGTTGGTTGGACCCCATGGCTGTCGAGCAGAAGCGGATGGAGCTGTCCCGCATCATGTTCGACGTTGAGGTCGAGCTGCAGGACCCCGTGGTGGACGGCACGTTGTTCCCGCCCGAGCACGTCTATGCGATGTGGGACGAGGCCCGTGGCACCTATGAGGGCAAGCCGTCGGAGTACCTGGAATTCGAGGAGCCACAGATCGGGGTCAAGTACGCCACCGGTGTCGACTGGGCGAAGTCCAAGGACTGGACGGTGATCACCACGAGGCGCATGGACACCTGGGAACTGGTGGCGTGGGAGCGCATGCAGCGGCTGCCGTGGCCGTTCATGATCCGCAAGGCGCTCGACAGGGTGAAGCGCTACCCAGGCTCCATGGCCCATGACGCCACCGGCATCGGTGACGTGATCGCTGACGTGTTCCCCGAAGAGGTGCGCCGGTTCCGCAACATCCACGACGTGGTGATGCGGGGCTCAGAGCGCAGTGAGCTGTTCACCGAGTACATGACAGCGCTGGAGTCCAACACCTTCCACGGTCCCCATGTGCGCTTTGCCCGCAGTGAGCACCTGTATTGCACATGGAAGGACATCTTCACCGTCGCCGGCCACCCGCCCGACTCCATCGTGGCCGAGTGCATGGCGTGGTACTGCCGAGGCAAGTCCCAAGCCGGCAAGATGACCGATGCCGTAGTGCAGCCCCGCAACAGCTCGCCGTGGGCCGGTGGCCTGTCCACCGACCTGGCCGGCATGTCCGTGGGCTCCGACGGTTGGGGCAACTGGCAAGGCTAGTTTGGGGTCCCAAAGCGCTAGCCGTTGATGATGACGGCAGCCCAGATGGCGGCGGCGGCAAAGACGTAAGCCGTGGGCCAAGCGTTGTACACCGCTGCCACGGCTGCCAGCGCCACGAAGAAGAAGCAGTACCTCAGTCTTGGTGGGCGATGTCGGTGGGTGGCAGGGACGGCACGCCCGTGGCTGCGTCGAGCTTGTCGCACAGCTCGCCGTACTGGGCAGCCCACTGCGGGCTTGCCGTTGCCCGTTGCGTGAACCGCAACGCAGTGACGATGAGCATCAGGTCGTCGTACTCGATGTGCAGCACGACACTGGTCATGCGGCAAGCTCGTAGTCCCAGTCGTTGATTCCGCACAGCGGCCAGGCACCACGGCCCTGGCGGAAGTAGATGCTCACTGCCGCCTCGACGTTGGGGCGCACACCTCGTGGCCCTCGGAAGACCTGGAAGATGCTGATGTAGGGGCCGGCTGGGTTGTAGGCGTCAGGGCTGAACGTCCCGCCGGTCTCGCACTCGACCACCGCCATGGCCCAGTGTGGGGCAAAGCCGAAGTAGCCCTCGTCGGTGACGATCATCTGGATGGCGTCACGGTCCCCCGCATCGGCGGCCTGGTCGACGTTGGCCTGCACCTCGGGCCATGTGAGCGGTGCGGTGCGCCCGGGGTCATGGCCACTGATCCACATCAGCAGCGTGGCGATGAACCGCATGGCCGCTTCGACGTACATCTCGTGCTGCATCAGTCCTCCACCACACTGGAGATGGCGGCACAGGGGATCAACACTCGGCCGTTCTCACTGTCGAAGTCCATGAGCCCGTAGCCCGGCATGTTCGTGTTCGCCGTGCGCCATTGGCCCATGAAGTCCGTCAGCGGGATGTTGACCTGGAAGATGCGAGTGCCGAACGTTGAAACGTGGAGCATTCAGCCGAGCTTACCGGGCAGGTAGCTCTGCGGCACCAGGACCTCCACCGGCACGTCCCCGAAGCCCTCTGGTGGGATGGGCAGCCCGCCCTCGTAGAGCTGCTTGACGATGAAGGGCGGCACACCGTGCTCGGGCCGCAGCTTGAACTGCACGACATCGATGACGTTGGTGCCCAGTGCGTTGGTGAACTTGGCGTCCCGCACATGGGCATCCATCGTGACACGACCCAAGTCGTCCATGGTGAAGTCGAGCGCCAGGACGTGCTGGACGTTGAGCCCGCACACCCGTTCCAGCCACTGCAGCAGCGTCACCTGGTTGTTGTGGCTCAGTTCCCGCACCCGGTCGGGGGTAACCCTGAAGCCGATCATGGCAGCGTCGCCTCCTTGAGGCCCTCGATGTACTCGTCCTCGGAGCCGTCGACCACGATGATGGTGGCGCCGTTACTGCTGTTCTGCTGGGCCACGGCGGCTGCCATCTTGTCAGCGGCTGCCTTCATGTCGGCTCCTGGGATGAACTTGCCGGCCCAGGACAGGATCACCGCAGCAGCACGGATCTCACTGTCGGGGCGCCCGCAGTGCAGGTTGCGCCCGAGCGTGGCGATGGCCTCGGTGACGTGCTGGCCCACCGTGGAGATGGTCAGCTCCAGCACCTGTTCCCGGGCCTGCTTGTACTGCAGGTTGAACTCCTCGGTCTGCAGCCACCGTTGGATCGTCTTGGGGCTAATGCCCAAGCGCTTGGCCGCCTGGTGCACAGAGGGGTGGCGCAGCAGCTCTGCGATGACCAGCTCTCGCTGCTCATAAAGGCTGTAGCTGTTGATGCCGGGCTTGATCCGCTTGCCCGGCACGATGCGCACGTTGCCGTTGCCCTTAGGGCCACGGTGCTTGTAGGGGTCCATGGTGCGGCTGTCGCCGTTGACGTGCTCGGGCCGAGGACGGCTCGCCGGCCATGACGTGCGCTTCCCGTTGACCCTGACCCTTGCCTCAGTCACGCCACCACCACTAGCACAGGGAGGTCGTCGTCTTCGGCCTTGTCCAGCTCTCGTGGCCGGTACTTGCGCAGCCACACCTTGCGCTGGCTCCACGTCATGCCGCCCAGGATGGTGTGGCGGTCGTCGCTGCCCACCTTGGTCAAGGCCCACACCCGGCACTCGGTGAGCACCGGGCATTGTCTGCATATGGCCTTGGCCCGCATGATGCGGTGGTTGCGGTCTAACTCGACCCGAGGGTTGTCCTCGTCGTCGTACTCGTTCCAGAAGAGGTCACCAACGTCTTTGCACGCTGCTCGGGATGACCAATCGGATTCGTTGCTGTAGGCATCGAAGGCCGTGAATAGCCACTCCTGCAGCGTCGAGGAGATCCTGCCTCGCAGTGCCGTCTGAAATTCCAGGGATCGCTGCCAGTCCGGGGTACGTGACGACCCAGTCCCGTGCAGCGGCCTGGGCGATGTCGCCCTTGCTTGCGTGTCCATTCCCAGCAACCCGTGCCTTCCATGCCTGGTTGTTCACCAAGAGGCAGGGGAGGCTGAGTTGCTGGGTCACGATCTGGTAGGCGGAGTTGATGAACGCCTGGACCACTGTTGCGTGAGGCCCTCCCTGCCCCACCACGGGTTCTTCGATGAAGACGAACGGGTGGTGATTGGCAGGAAGCGTACTCATGAACTCGCTGAAGCGCAGGAAGGCGAGGTAGGCGTCGGCGGGGTCGTAGGCGTGGTCACCCAGATCGAGTGAGAGGGAGCGGCACCTTACGCCGTCAGTCGACAGCTCCACGAAGGCGTTCCACCTCGTAGAGGGGTCAATGCCGACAACGGAGTGCCCAGACCAGGTCGGACGGCTGGACTTAGATGCCCCCACGGATCCCTTCGACCACGAGCTGGGCTTCGGTGATCTCTCGGGAGCCCCGGTCCACGCACTTGGAGGCCATCTCCAGGAAGTAGCGCAGCTCGCCCTGCCGGAACTTGGGCAGAGCCGAGCCCTTGACTAGCGTCCCGTCGTCTTCCTGGCGGCGGATCAGGATCTCGATCTCCTTGGCCCGCCCGTAGACGGCCACGGCGACCTCGTGGTAGGCGCCCACACCCTTGCGTTGGCCCAGCGGCCAGGAGCGGTGCAGCAGCCAGCTCACGTACTGGTCCAGCTCCAGCCGCAGGTTGTTGATGTTAGAAAGGCTCCGGCCCAAAGCGGCGTACACGTCGCTCTGTGGTGCGGGGCTCGTGGGAATTACTCGATAGCGACGGCCCTTTGCGGGTGGCGACACGGCGCACGTCCTTGTTCATGTAGTCCTGCCACTTCTCGGGCAAGTGCGAATAGGGGTCATGACAGATAGCCGCATAGGGGCACTTCGCCTCGGGGGTCACCCGGCACTCGTCCAGGATCATGGGCAGCTTGCGCAGCTTCACCGTGCGGTCGAGCAGCTCCAGCTCGGCCTTGCACCGGTCCTCCATCCACGGGTTGGCGTGGAGCACGAACTCCTCCCAGTGCTGGGTCTCCTTGTGCTCGTACACCAGGGCGAAGCGGTCGATGGCGTAACCGTTGGCCTGGAGCTGGCCCATGTAGCTGTAGACCTGCTGGACGTGCTTCCACATGGTCCCGATGTGCCAGTTACCCTTGGAGCCCCGCCCACCGCTGGCCCGGATCCGCACCGGCACCACATGGTCATCGAGCGCCTGCTGCACGGACTGGAAGGCGGTGACCATGATGCCCAGCGGCATGGAGGTGCCCTTCAGCTCGAAGCCGAAGCCCTCGGTGGTGTTCACGCCGTCGACTGCGCCCAGGGCGTTGAGCGCCGGCATCGGCACCGACACCTCGATCTCGTCCAGGAAGCCAGAGGCGAGGCCCACCGCCTGCCAACGGAGGTGGCGGAAGCGGCCGTCTGCGAACAGGTTGTACGTCTCTGCGCTCAGAGCCGTCTGTGGTGCCCCCAGGAAGCCCAGCGCCTGGGCTCTGGGGCAGTTGCCCCGGGCCGATGGGCTGAAGCTCCCAGAGCGCTCCCTGGGCGGTGTGGTGAGCAGTGAGACCAACAGCTCGGCCACCGGTGCGGTCAGGGTGATCTCGCCGTTGAACTCCCGGAAGTACTGGCGCACATGAGGTGTGACCAACAGCCCACCCTTGGCCATGGCTGCGAGCGGTCTCCCGATGCGCAGGTGCTGAGGCATGGATGATTTGCTGCCCTTCAGCCGCACTGTAGACATGGCTGGTCCTTCCACTGCAGGAACACTCGGGTGCCTTGGTCGGTCATGGCGTAGGCAACGTGCCATTCTGTGTCACCGGTGGAGTGGTCGGTGTCACGCACGCACTGCACCACCACCTTGTCGGTGTGGGGGATCGTCAGCTTGGCGGCGCATTGGCTCATGAGCGGGTGATCTTCCCTCGTACCGTGAGGCCCGGGAACTCGATGATGTAGTAGGCGTCCTTGCCGAGGCGTTCTGCTTCCCGCAACGTGTCCCACAATGTGCCGAGGTCGATGGTGTGGGTAAGGGCCTTGGGCACGTACTTGTACTCCACCACACTGTCGTCGTCGCTCATGTCGGCCTTCTGGTGGAGCGCACCCGATGCGAGGTGCGGGCGCATGCCGAGCTGGCGGCCGGCGGTGATCTCCCGTCGCCGGCCCTGCTCGATCGGTGTGTCTACGTTGCGGGGCAGCTTCACTTTGGGACCCCAATGCCGGGGCACGCAGCGAAGAGCACCTCAGCCATGAGCTGCTGGGCGTGACCGCTGGCGGCGAGCTTGTCGTAGAAACGCTTGCCCTTGGCCGCTTCCACGCCGGCGTAGTTGAACATGGTGCCCTTGGCGTTGGTGCCCACCAGCTCCAGGTCCAGCCCGGCGTCGATGGCGAAGGCCAGCTCGTCGACAGCGCCACGGTCCGGGTCCCAGATGATGGTCGCCTCACGATATGGCGGGCCGCCCACCTTGGACTTGGCCAGCTTGGCCGTGAGCACCTGCTGGGT